CAGATGGTACCATTACATCCAATAGATTAGTTTCATTAGATAGTTCTAACATAACTTTTAGTGGAAGTACAGGTCCTGGATTTGTTTTCCAAGTAGAGTCTAATGAGATACTCTTCCCAGAAATAACACAGGCTTCAGGATTAGTTGACTTGGTTACTATAGGTACTAATGGTAGATTATTTACAACTGGTTCGGGTTATATAGCAAATCAAGTTGTAGGAGGTTCAAATACTGAAGTTCAATTTAATGAAAATGGTACATTTGGAGGAGATCCTAATTTTACTTGGAACTCAGGATCAAATTACCTAACTATTAAAGGATCTGCATCTGCTCCTGCTCTTAAATTAACAAATGAAACCCCAGGTATTGGTAATAATACTGAATTTGCTGAATTAGTAGCTCGTTCCTCAGTATATAGTGCTGATATTGCAAGTATTATATTTAAAGGAGATGGTACATTTAGTGGAGGTGATTACCCTTCAAGAATTGAATTCCATACTACTAATGATGGTTCATCTTCACCTACAAATAAATTTACTATTAAAAATAATGGTAGAGTAGGTGTAGGTGTTACTAACCCATCAAATGGCTTCTTTGAAGTTAATGGCTCCGTAAGTGGTACTTCAATTTATGCCTCAGCAAACATTGTAGCTTACTCAGATGCTCGTAGTAAAACTAATGTAGAAACTATTGAAGGTGCTTTAGATAAGGTAAATGCTATTAGAGGTGTTACTTATAATAAAGTAGAAGATCCTGATGGAATTCGTTACATGGGGGTAATTGCTCAAGAATTACAACCAGTAATCCCAGAAGTAGTAGCTGAAGGTGAAGAAGGTAATTTAGCAGTAGCCTATGGTAATATTACAGGTGTGTTAATTGAAGCTGTTAAAGAATTAACTGCTGAAGTAGAATCTTTAAAACAAGAAATTAACAATTTAAAAAATAGTTAATGGCAACATACAAAATAGCACCGGATTCAACAGGGGAGATAGGTATGGCCCAAATGAAATATGGTCTTGTTAATAAAGCAGACTATAACAATTCAAATGGAGTTACTACTGAAATTAACATGGAAACTTTAGTTGTTAATTCTACTACTTATCAAGGTGATTTAAGTTCTAAAACTTGGAATACCTCTACTCCTTACGGATTCGGTGAAATGTATGGTCAAACCTGGAACGATACTCCAGATACTTTAACAGCTACTAGAACAAGTTTCTTTGCTACAGGTACTTATACTACAGTAACCAATTACGGTTCTGAAACCGACCCAGGTAATAACTTTAACCCTACTACTGGTATTTACACAGCCCCATCTACAGGTAACTATACTATGAATGCTCAATTACAGTTAGATTATAGTACAGGTAACATTTCAAGATCAACAGGTATTAGAATTACTAAAAATGGTACCTCAACTATTGTAACTTCTCAAACTTATACCGTCCCTTTATTTACTACAGGTACAAATAATGTTATATGTAGTATAAGTAATTATTCAATGACTGCAGGTGATACTTTAAGAGTAGTAGCATTAAATGATTTACAAGCAGCAGAAGGTGGAACTAATAGTGATGTAGTATTTAACATCACAGCAACCCCTTAAAATTTTAAATTATGAATTGGTTATATAAAGGTGAGGAAATGACCTCAATTGAGGATTTCCCTCCTTCAACATTTGGATTTACCTATAGAGTTACCCACATCCCAAGTGGTAAAATGTATATAGGTAAAAAAGTATTAAAATTTACTCGTAAAGCTAAATTAACAAAAAAAGATTTAGCAATGTATGAAGGTGTTCAAGGACGTAAACCCTCATATAAACAAGTAATCAAAGAATCAGATTGGAAAACATATTGGGGCTCTAACAAAGTATTACTTAACTTATTAGAGAACGAACCCATTGAAAATTTTAAACGTGAAATTTTAACTTTGGCTCCCAATAAAAAGTTATTAACTTATGAGGAAACAAAAGCATTATTTTTATATAGTGTATTAGAAAATCCTCACGAATATTTTAACGATAACATTCTCGGGAAGTTCTTCACAAAAGACTTTGAATCGCCAAAATAAGTTATTACATTTACCGTTATATGGTAAACCATTTATTAGTTAACATTGTAAACTCCGTTCTAGGAGCAGGCAAATCTACAGCCAGAGGTAATCAAGCATACCACTGTCCTTTTTGTCATCACTCAAAACCTAAATTAGAGGTTAATTTTACTGATGGTCAAAAGAATCCTTGGCACTGTTGGGTTTGTAATAAAAAAGGAACTAATCTAGTCACCTTATTAAAACAAGCACAAGCCCCAGAAGATAAAATTGCTGAGGTGAAAAAGCATGTCTCTTACAAAGACTATAGAGACAATACTAAAAAAGTAGAGGCAATTAATCTACCTAAGGAGTTTAAACCACTACTTGAGTTAACAAAATCAGATATTAAGGGTAGACAGGCGCTAGCTTACCTAAAAAAACGTGGCGTAAGTAAAGCGGATATTATGCGCTACAATATTGGTTATTGCGATGGTGGTGTCTACGATTATATGATCGTTATACCGTCGTATTCCCACGAAGGTTCCCTAAATTATTTCGTAGCCCGTAACTACAACCCTCACTCACCTGTTAAATATAAAAATCCACCAATGAGTAAGGATACAATACCATTTGAATTATTTATCAATTGGTCATCTCCTTTAATTTTAGTTGAAGGTATGTTTGATGCTTTAGCTGTAAAACGCAACGCAATTCCCCTGTTAGGAAAACATATCCAAAGAGAATTAATGAAAAAAATTGTTACCTCACAGGTACAAAAAATATATATAGCTTTAGATAAGGACGCTCAAAAAGATGCCGTTAAGTTTTGTGAACAATTAATGAATGAAGGTAAAGAGGTTTACCTGGTTGACTTAGAAGAAAAAGACCCATCAGAGATGGGATTTAAGGCAGTTACTAATCTCATTCAAACTACTACACCTTTAAGTGAATATGGCTTAATGGCTAAAAAACTCGAATTTATATGAGTAAAAGGAATGTAAAAAAGTCCTATGACAGAATTTTAGAGATTTCTGAAGACGCAAAACAGATCACTATGCCCGATTCGCGTTATTACAGACGCAACGGTAAGTATTATCCATCTGTAACCTATGTTTTACAAAGCTACCCAAAAGGTAAACACTTTGAAAAGTGGCTAAAACAAATGGGAACATCAGCAGATTATATTGTTAAAAAAGCAGCTGAAGAAGGTACACAAGTACACGAGATGTGTGAGGCATATCTAAATGGAGAAGAATTAAACTTTTTATCTCCAAGTGGGCATCCACAATATCACCCAGATGTGTGGCAATATTTTCTACGTTTTGTAGATTTTTGGGAAACACATAACCCTACACTAATCGAAACCGAAGTACACTTATTCTCAGATAAACTTAAAGTAGCAGGTACTTGTGATTTGGTTTGTGAGATTGATGGTGAACTTTGGATTATCGATTTTAAAACCTCAAACCATATCCAGACTACATACGATTTACAGGCAGCTGTTTATGGTCAAATGTATAAAGAATGTTATGGTAAAGAAGCAGATCGCTACGGTATCCTGTGGTTAAAATCAAAATCACGTGGGGCTGATAAAGAAGGTAAACGTTTAAAAGGTAAAAATTGGGAAATGCACGAGTCATCTCGTAGCCAAGAAGAAAACATTGATATTTTTCTTACCGTTAAAAAATTGTTTGATCTTGAAAACCCAAAACATAAACCTATATTTACCGAATTTAGAACGCAAGTCAAGAGGGATCTGTAATATTTATTACAAAACGCGCGTTAAATGATTTCACTAGTTCAACTCTTAAGAGAGGCACAAGGTGCCCCTAAAGCTGTAATCCTAGCTGGTGCTCCTGGTGCTGGTAAAACCTCAATTGTTGGAGATGTACTATCAGGATTAGGTCTAACTACACTAAACATTGATGATGATTTTATTAAAAATCTAAAAGATGCTGGTGTATCTTTAGACTTAAAAAAAGCAGATGCTGAAGGTAGAAGCAAAGCAGCTATTGCAATGCAAGCCGCTCAAAAATCTTATAAAGACAGACTAGAAAAAGAAATCGAAAGTAAACAAAACATCGTAATCGATGGTACAGCTGCTTCATACAAAAAAACAGCTGAACTTAAAGACACTTTAGAATCTGCGGGTTATGATGTATTTATGGTTTATGTTTATTCTTCACTAGAGAAATCACTTAAGAAAAACGAAGACAGATTTGAACGTTCTGGGGGTGAGGATAGAAGTTTAATGCCTTCTATCGTAATGCAAACTTGGGCTAATGTAACTAAAAATTTTGAACCATATAGAGATCTATTTGGTGATAAATTCGTAGCTACTACTAAAGATAAAAAATTAGTTAGCTCTAAAAATTTAGATGATATTATTGACAAATATATTGTTCCTTATACTCCTACAGATACTAAACCAAAAGACGAAAAAGCTAAAGAACGTTCTAGAAAACAAAAAGAAAAACTTCAACAAGATATTAAAGATCTAATGTCTAAAGAAAATGTTGAAAGTGCTATTCAACAAATAGTAAGTGCAGAAGAAGCACAACAAAAACTCAAGTCATTCTTAGCTTCATGAATCAACTAACAGAATTTTTAGTTAACTCTATTCTCGAAGAAGATAATAAAGAAATTATCGGGATATATGGTGGTGGATTTAAACCACCTATTAAAGGTCATCTTGAAGTTCTCCAAGGTGCTTTGGACCAATATCCCGAAATGGATGAAGTTATTGTATCTGTAGGTAGTGGAGTTAGGGATGAAATTGATCAAGAAGAATCACTTTTAGTTTGGGATATATACCAAAAATATCTTCCAATGAAAGTAAATATAGGTGCCTCAAAAACACAACCTATCAGAGATATCTATAAATTAGCTAAAGAAAACCCAGATAAAACTATTTACTGGATTATTGGTGCTAGAGAAGGTAGAGAAGATGATTTAGAAGATATCGCAAAACGTACCGCTGCCATTGATAAGGTAGAAGATAAATACAATAATGTTGAAGTTAAAGTAATTCAAACTAAAGACCCTAAAGTGAGTGGTACTAACGCTCGTAAAGCACTTTTAGCAGGAAATAAAGAAGAATTCTTCACTTACCTCCCAGATAATCTTACAGACGAAGAAAAAGAAGAAATTTTTACTATTATAAAACCTGCGGTAACTGAACAAGTAGATTTTAAATCACTTGAAAGTCAACTAGATGATATGTTTGCTGAACTAGATATTGATGTTGCCTTTACTAATCATTTTAAAGAAAGGGTAATAGAACGAGGTCTAACCGAAGAAGATATTATAGAATTAGCAAATAAAATTATAGACCAATACCCAGATGAACTTGATTTTATAGACAAAGGTCAAAATATTGTAATGTCACATTTATCGCGCTTAGTAGACATTGCAGCAGTTAATACAGGGTATGGAGATGATTATTTAAAGGATTTAGTATTTAAAACGGCTTATAAACGTAAAGATAAATCTGAACCCGAATTTAGAACTAATGCTTCTTCACCACGTCTAGCAGTAAACGAACACTCAATGGGTAACAGTATTGATTTATTACCATACTTATCTAAATTAACTCAACACATGATCGATAAAGGTTATAATATTGAACCTTTACCTGGTTTAGAGTTAATTGATGATGATTTTGAAAACGCTGAAGATTTCTTTGGAAAAACTGCATACTATGATCCTGTCGGCCAAATTATTGTCCTCTATACTCACGGGCGTCATCCCAAGGATATTGCGCGTTCTTATGCCCATGAGATGATTCATCATATTCAAAACTTAGAGGGTAGATTAGGTAATATTACTACAACTAATACTCAAGAGGATGATCATTTAAATAATTTAGAAGCTGAAGCTAATCTAAAGGGTACAATGACGTTTAGAAATTGGACTGATAGCTTAAACGAGGTAGGAGATGCTACTCAAAAACCATATAACTGGAATAGAACAGTATCTAAAGACCCAGATGATGGTTTAATTGAAGGTGTAGATTATAGATTTACAACTGATTTAGATACCAACTATGTAGCATTCTTCCAAATGGTGGGCCCAATGGAATACGAATTTGGATTCAACATCCCAGGAGGAAATCAAGCACAAGTATCAAATAAAGGAGAATTGTTTAGGGTAATGGCTACTATGGTAGCTATTATGAAAGATTTTATGAACCTAATGGGTAATGATTGGTCTGAAATCTCATTCTCTGGCTCTAAAGATCCTTCACGTTTTGACGATAATCGCAGAGATAAGCTATACATGGCTTATATCAAGAAAAACTTACCATCAAGTGTTAATGTTAGCGTTGACGATGATGATATGACAGTCTTATCAAACACTTTAGCAGAAGGATTTAATAAAAAATTAGGTAAAGACCCGTTTGGTCTAAATGCATTCGCTTATGAATTAGCTCGTTTAGATGAAGGTGCTTATGATTCATTAACTACAAAATTAACTAAAGCTACAATTAATAAATGGGTTGAAGATTCAAAGAAAAAACCAATACCTAAAAAATCATTCGTTGATATTGATGTTGACGAATTTGATGGTAAAGGTAGAGAAATTGAATTTAATTACGTTGGTATAGTAGAATTTGATAAAAAAATAGACGGATACGAGGTAGATGGTACCTCAAATAGTGGTGAGGATAAAGGTAAAATGCCTTTTGTAGCTACTATGTTTAGAATCAACCCTAAAATCTTACCACAAGCATGGTCTAAAATCTCAGCTGATGTCTCAGATGTTATTAGACACGAGATTGAACATTTAACTCAAGCAGGAGATAATGTTAGAGGTCAAGTATATGATGATGAAGGTAATTTAGTTGATAAAGGTAAATACATGGATGATGATATTATGATCCGTGATATGATTAATAAACTTAAAATTTTACCTAAAAGCGATTACTATAAACTTGAAAAAGAAGTAGACGCAATGCTTCAGGGTCTATATTTAAAAGCTAAAAAGACAAGAAAACCATTTGCGGATGTAGTTGACCAATATTTAGATATTGCCCCAGGTATTGATACTAAAGAAGATAAAGAAGCCATACTAAATCTTTGGAGAAGCAGAAGGAAGGCATTATCTTTACCGGTATTCGAAAATGAAGAAAAGGTTATGGACTATAAAATATTTCTAGATATGGATGGGGTATTGGTCAACTTTGATCAACAATTCCAAGAATTAACAGGTATGATGCCTCGTGAATTTGAATCTAAATACTCATCAGATAAATTTTGGGAAGAAATT